ATAAAGCCAAGTTGCGATTTGTTGGTTGCGAAATTGATAGTAAATACTTCAATGATGGAGAAAAAAGATACAAAGAATTTATTTCACAGACGAGGCTCTTTTAGGGTTGCGTATAACGGTTCGGTGCTTGCCGAAGTGGGGGATTTGGAACACGAAAGTATCAAACCACCGCAAAAGTACCATAGAAGCAGAAATGTTGATGATGCCACGAATGCCCCCATTTTGGCAAACACCTGTTATCAGCAGCCTTTCTTTCAGTCAAATCATTAACTTTTAAAAACAAATACAATGTCAAAGTACACAGAAAGTAAAATTACAAGAATAGGTAGCCACAGATGGGACTACTGGAAAGTTGGGGAACGTAAAACCAACGGAGTTGAAGGTTTTGAGATTCATTGGTCAGACGATGGTGAATGTATCACAGACCACGTTTACACGGAAGAAGATGCTAATTTGATTGCAGCATCACCTTTAATGTTGGAAACCCTTAAATACCTTCAAGCCGTTGGCGGTTTAGGTTTGAAAAATCACGAATACATTAAAAAGGCAATTGATGTGGCGGAAGGTCGTCTTTAAGGTTGCTGATAACGGATTGGGGCTTTGCGAAGGCAGGGCTAAATAGTACAAAAGTTTAAATTAATTACAAATGATAGTAGAAAGTACAAATGTTCAATAAACCACTAATGCCCTGCTTTTGCAAAACCGATGTTACAAGCAGTACGGATTATTAACAACGAATTTTAAAAATGGAAGTAAACAAAATACATAATATCAATTTTTTAGAAAATACATTACCTGATAAGTGTGCAAATTTAATCATTGCAGACCCACCATATTTTGAGGTTAAAGGCGACTTTGATTTTATTTGGAAGTCGTTTAATGATTACTTACAAGACGTAGAGAAGTGGGCTATTGAATGTAAAAGGATACTTGCTGATAATGGTACTTTGTTTTGGTATGGTATGGATAGAAAAATAGCCTATGCACAAATAATATTTGATAAACAGTTTGAATTACTTGGAACGCTTGTATGGGAAAAGCCAAGCATAGCAAACGAATGGGATACAAGGCGAACATTTCCTGAACGTGGGCAGGAAAGGATTTTAATGTATAGTAATGATTATGACATAAATGCACTTGGCGACATATACGATGACCCAAATAATTTTACAGAAATTAAACAATATTTGAGGGGTGAAAAACAAAAGTCAGGTTTAAAATCTGCTTGGTTTGTTTCAGCATCTTCTACATATTGTAGCCACTATTTTGCATTAACAAGCCAATGGGCTTTCCCAACTGAAAAAGATTACAAAGCATTTCAAAAAAGTGGATATTTTCAAAAACCTTATGAGGACTTACGCAAAGAGTATGAGGACTTACGCAAAGAGTATGAGGACTTACGCAAAGAGTATGAGGATAAAAGAAGACCATTTAATAATTATTTAGGTCTTACCGATGTATTAAGATTTTCAAGGGTTCACAATGCAATACATCCAACTCAAAAGCCCGAAGATTTAACAAGGTCATTAATATTGACTTGTAGCAGACCAAACGACTTTGTAGTAGTTCCTTTTGCTGGTAGTGGTACTGAATGTGCAATGGCAGTTAAAGAAGGTCGTAAATCAATAGGATTTGAAATAACAGAAAAACACGCTAAAATGTCAAATGATAGGGTACAAAATATATTACGTCAGCCGTCTTTGTTTGTCGGTTCGTAGTATTGCTTGTAACGTTGAAGCATTGGCGATGTTGCCGTAATTGAAAAACTAAAGTTCGCAAACAGATGCAGTTTAATAGTAGTACAAAAGATGAGGTTATAACGTCCAGCGGCAATATTGCCAATGCAATGTTACAAGCAGTGCCATTCTCACACATAGGACTGTTTGAAGGAATAGGAGGTTTTTCGCTTGCTGCTCGTTGGATGGGATGGGAAACCATTGCATGGTGTGAATGGATTGAATACAATAAAAAAATATTAAGAAAACATTTTCCAAAAGCAAATGAACATGGAGACATTACAAAAACAGACTTCACTATTTACAGAGGAAATTGCGACCTCATTACAGGTGGCTTCCCCTGCCAACCTTTTAGCACCGCAGGTAAAATGCGTGGACAAGAGGACGAAAGATATTTATGGGATGAAATGTTTAGAGCAATCAAAGAAGTTAACCCCGATTGGGTTGTTGCAGAAAATGTTACTGGTTTCGTTAATATCGGACTTGACAAAACCATTAATGACATGGAAAGTGAAGGCTACGAAACGAGGGCATTTATTATACCAGCTTGTTCGGTTGGAGCGTGGCACAAAAGAGAACGGGTTTGGATTGTTGCGAACCTTAACGGCAGGGGATGGAACACACAACCATTGTTATGCACCAGCACACAAGAAAGGTACAGTGCCAATGATGCTAACTGTTCAAATGCAACTGAAAGAGGGCAAAACCAATGGATGGCTGAACCCGATTTGGTGCGAGTGGTTCATGGGGTATCCCGAAAACTGGACAAAATTAGAGTAAAGCAATTAGGCAACTCTATTGTACCTCAAATTGCATTAGAGATTTTCAAGGCAGTGCAGGGTGTTTCCCGGCATTGCTTGTAACGTTTTCGGGCTTGGCGAAGTGGCTGAACCTGAAGCTCAATAGAATTACTAAACTTAAAAATTAAAAACGAATGATTGATAGAATTACTGAACAGCCATTTTGCCAAACCCGTGTTAGTGGCAGTACTTTTGTGAACGCTGATTGCTTCGATGTTTTTCCTTTTATTGAGGATAAATCAATTGATGCTATTATTGCCGATTTGCCATACGGTGTTACAAATATGAAATGGGATAGTATTTTGCCTTTTGATAAATTGTGGGAGCAATACGAAAGGATTATAAAAGACAATGGAGCAATAGTTTTAACGGCTACAAATCCATTTGCAAGTGCCTTAATAATGAGTAACCCTAAATTGTTTAAATATGATATTGTATGGCATAAAAACTGCCCATCAAACCCCGCAATGGCAAAAAGGCAAATAATGAGGCAACATGAATTGATATTGATATTTTACAAAAAGCAATGTGTTTATAACCCGCAAATGGAAGAATACTCTGAAAGTAGTAAAAGTAGAATAAAATATAGTTTTAATGTAGATAAAAAATCAGAACATTACGACTTAAAAGAAATTGGAAGTAGAGGCGAAAAGCGATACCCTAATTCAGTTCAAAAAATAACAAGACAAACAGGTATTCATCCAACTCAAAAGCCACTTGAATTAATGGAGTACCTTATTAAAACCTACACAAACGAAGGCGATACAGTTTTAGATAATACAATGGGTTCAGGAACAACAAACTTGGCTTGTATCAAATTAAATCGCAAATCAATTGGAATAGAAAAGGAAAAACAATATTACGATGTCGCTGTTCGTAGGGCTTCTGAGTATTGCCACTAACATCTTTCTTCCCGCACTCTTTATAATAATCAATCACTTATATGTCACGTAAACAAGAACTACTTAACCAATTTAAAAAGGAAATGCAACTTCGTAACTATGCCCCAAACAGCATAGATACCTATTCCGGTTACCTGGGCCAGTTCTTCGATGCAATGCAGGGTGCACCAAAGCCATTGCCGCTGCAGCATATAAAAGATTTTTTATTAAAGATCAGCAATATGAACAGCCGGGCCATGTATGTAATCAGCATCCGTAATTTTTACAACTTCGTTTTAAAAACACCACTAAGCCTGGAAGATATTCCTTACCCGCGCAAAACCAACTATCTGCCCCAAATACTCAGCATACAGGAAGTTCAGCGTTTAATAAATGGAACGCAGAATATTAAACACCGGGCAATGCTGCAGATAATCTATAGTTGCGGATTGCGGGTAAGCGAAGTGCCAGAAATTGAATGCAATAAAACCATTTGTCATATAGATAGTGATCGTAAAACATTGCTGGTAAAAGGTGCAAAAGGTTTTAAGGATCGTTACGTGCCCCTACCCTTGCAAACTATTAACCTGTTAAAAACTTACCGTAAAGCAGATCCTGTGGGCAAGTGGTTGTTCATGGGGCAAAACCAGCAGAAATATACGGTGCGCAGTATTCAGCAGGTATTTCACCAGGCAAAGCAAAGGGCAGGCATTTATAAAAAAGTTACTACACATTCGCTGCGGCATAGCAGGCTTACACATTTATGCGAAGCCGGGCTCGATATTTATAAACTAAAAGAATTTGCCGGTCATAGCAATATTAAAACCACCGAAATTTATTTGCACCTGAGTAAATCTTCCCTGGTAAGCAATACAGAAATAGCAGATATGATCATCGCACAGGCATTTGCCTCAAAAGAAATGCAGATCGAATTTGCTCATTCATAATCCAACCGTACAAGAGTGCGACGCAATCACAGCTTAATTAATAACAAAACCTCCGGCTCAAAAATGTCCACCAACCCCGTCATAGATTACAGTATCATCGCCGGTTTCCTCCGTGGCATCCGTCCGGATCCTTTGCTCACCGTTTCCCAGTGGGCCGATCTGCACCGAGTACTACCCCAAACCAACAGTGAGCCCGGCCGCTTCCGCACCAGCCGCACGCCCTACAACAGGGAAATTGCAGACAGGCTCAGCGCCACCGATCCTGCACAGATCATCATCTTTAAAAAATCATCGCAGATCGGTGCCACCGAAACCGCAAATAACTGGGTAGGTTACGATATCGATATAGCACCAGCACCCATGCTCTACATCATGCCCACAGATACCATGATGAAAGACACCAGCAAAAACCGCATTCAGAAGCTCATCGATACCACCCCGCGCATCAAAGCCAAGATCAAACCCAGCAAGGCCAAAGACAGCGGCAATACAATTCAGTATAAAGAATTCGAAGGCGGCTTTATAAAAATGGTTGGCGCCAATTCTCCCGTGGGTTTAGCCTCCACGGCAGTGCGTTATGTGTATGCCGATGAGGTAGACCGTTACCCCCTCGATGTAGGCGGCGAAGGTTCGGCGCTCGACTTGGCTAAAACCCGTACCATCAGCTTTGGCGCCCGTAAGAAAATATTCATTACCAGCACACCCACAAAGAAAGGTACAAGTGTTATAGACAATGCATTTAAAGAAACTGGCCAGCGGTATTACCATGTGCCATGCCCGCACTGCGGCAGCGGCCAGGTATTAAAATTCGAACAACTGCGTTGGACAAAAGGCATATACACCGCTGTAGAATACGAGTGCATACATTGCCGCACCAATATAGCCGAATTCCACAAAACCCGCATGATCACTGCCGGCTGCTGGCTTGCCACACATCCCGAGAAAGAAGATGGCATTACATATGGCTACCACATCAATGCATTGTATGCACCGCAGGGCTGGTATAGCTGGGGCGAAATGGCAAAAGATTACGATGATAGCGAAGGCAACATTCCAAAGCGCATCACTTTCATAAATACAAAGCTGGGCGAGTGTTACGAAGAAGAAGGAGAGGTACCCGATTACCAGCGTCTCTATGCCCTTCGGGAGCTGTACAAACAAAACACCCTCATGCCCGAAGTGTCGTTTATCACCGCCGGTGTCGATGTGCAGGCAGATCGCCTCGAGCTCGAAATTGTTGGCTGGCTCAAAGGCAAAGAAAGCCAGAGCATCGATTACCGCATCATCAGTGGCGATACCAGTAACCCCGATACCTGGAAGAAACTCGACTTTGTTTTAAACGAAACATTTGTTAAGCCAGATGGTACACAGTTACCAATTTCAATAATGTGTGTAGATAGCGGCTATAATACTCAGCATGTCTATGATTTTTGCACTAGGCACATGGGCACTGGCCGTGTTATTCCTGTAAAAGGTAGTGCTGACCTGGCCACTATGTTCAGCGCCCCAAAAGCAGTACAGCTAACCCGTGCAGGTCAAAAGCTGAATACTATTAAAGTGTTTCATGTAGGCGTAAGCCTTATTAAAAGCGAGTTGTATGGCTGGCTCAAACTTAATCCCAACGAAGATAAAACTTACCCGCCCGGCTACTGTCATTTCCCGCAGTACGATACACATTATTTCCGTGGCATTACCGGCGAAAAGTTAGAACGCACTACAAATAAAAAAGGCTATACAGTTTATGAATGGGTAAAGGTTTATAAAAGGAATGAGGCACTCGATTGCCGCGTATATGCCCGTGCCGCCGCCGCTATTTTTGGTATAGATTTTTTTACCGATAAGCATTGGAAAAATTTACGCATTGCAATGCCTACTGAAAAAAATACTTCCCATATTTCTAAAAAGAAAAAAAGAGATTCTGTTTGGTAGCCCGGCGCCAGTAATACTATGAAGCTACCCTTGCGTCGCACTCTTGTACGTTCGGATTATAAAATCAACTCTTAACAATTTCAAATAAAACCACATGCGCAATATTTCATTCGCCATCACAACAAAGCAATTTTTAAATAAAACTAAAACTGTAACTCGCCGGGTTGGTTGGAAAAATCTAAAAGCTGGTGAATTACTCGCAGGTGTAAAAAAAGCAATGGGTTTAAAGAAGGGTGAGAAAATAGAAACCCTTGGCACTATACGGGTAATATCAAAAACTTTCGAACCTCTTAACGCCATAACAAAAGAGGAGGTTATAAAAGAAGGTTTTCCCGAAATGTCAGTACTGCAATTCATAGAAATGTTTTGCAAAACGCATAAGGGCTGCACACCTGAAACCGAAATAACCCGCATCGAATATTGCTACGTATAAAAATATCATTTGTTAATAACATGTGCGTTTAACGCAACAAAATAATTTTTCACTTTCAGCTTTCACATAATTTTACAGTTACCAAAATTGTTTCTTAACAAACTGTAATCAGCATGGCATATACCAACCCCGTACAAGAGAAGATCATCAAAGCAGCCTGCGATCATTTCGAGATCTCCGAGCCCGAATTATTATCCATCACAGCCTACAATGTAGCCTACATGCGGCATATCTGCTTTTACCTCATTAAAAGCAACACCATGCTCAGTAAGCATGCGATTGGTTTTCGCTTCAACAAAACCAAAAGCCCGGTAGAGCATGGTATAGATATTATCAGCTGTACAAAAAGTAAGTATGTGCAAACTTTGGGCGATTTAAAAAAAATCGCAGAAAAAGCCGGAATTTCGGAATATTAGTTGCGTTTTACGCAAAAAAATGCAAAAATATTCATCATGGCATTTACATTAGATCAGTATAATATACTTAATGCGGCAATCGCACAGGGTGCTTTAACGGTAGAATATGCCGATAAAAAAGTAACCTATAGAAGCCTTGATGAAATGCTTGAAATCCGTGATCTGATGGCTAATGAGTTGGGGTTAAATGGTACATCACCAAAAACAAAGGGGCGCACATACGGCACTTTTTCAAAAGGCTTACTATGAGTAAACAAAAGTTTAATTTACTTGATCGCTTTTTTTTAGCTGTAAATCCTGCCTATGGATTTAAGCGCATGCAATATCGAAATGCAGTAGAACTATTAGGTAAGCAACGCCGATACGAAGCTGCTGCGGCCGGTCGCCGTACACAAGGATGGATTACGAGTAGCACCAGTGCAAACTCCGAAATTCATACAGCGCTTACATTGTTACGCAATCGTAGCCGCGACCTGGTGCGTAACAACCCATATGCAAAAAAAGCTGTCCGGGAAATTGCCAATAATGTTGTAGGTACCGGTATTGTTCCCAACCCTGTTATACAAAAACCTAAGCTCGAAGCTGAAAGAATAAAGAACACCTGGAAAGCATGGGCAGATTCTACACAATGCGATTATGATGGTCACCTCAATTTCTACGGCCTGCAACATTTGGCAATGCTTTCAGTGGCAGAAAGTGGGGAATGTATTATAAGAAAACACATCAACAAAGATCTTCCATTCCCTTTGCAGTTACAAATCTTAGAGCCAGACTTTATTGATACTACAAAATATGCAGACAGGTTGGAAGGTGGTGGATACATTTATTACGGCGTAGAGTTTAATGCCAAAAACCAGGTGGTGGCATATTGGCTGTGGCCTAGCCATCCGGGGGAGCAGTTACAATTTAATTTAACTTCAGCTCGCACACCAGCAACCGAATTAATTCACCTGTTTGTTAAAGAACGTCCGGGCCAGTTTCGCGGCGTACCAGTTGGGCATGCTTCCATGCTTCGGATGAATGATCTTGCAGAATTCGAAGATGCGCAGCTAATTCGTCAAAAAATTGCACAGTGCTTTACCGTTTTTGTCACCGATAACAGTATAGGTGTACCAGGTGTTAGCGGCAGCGATGATGATTATGAGCCTTTAGAAAAAGTAGAGCCTGGTATCATAGAACGATTACCCGCAGGAAAACAGGTAACAATGGCCAGCCCCCCCGATGCTGGTCCCAATTATGAACCTTATACAAAATCAATTCTTCGTGGAATAGCTGCTGGCTATGGTATGGATTACGTTTCACTCACTGGTGATTTGCTTGGTGTAAACTTTAGTAGCGGTCGTATGGGTTGGCTTCAGTTCCACCGCAATATCGGAGTAATACAATGGAACACTTTCGTACCAATGTTTTGTGATAAAGTTTGGCAATGGTTTATGAATTTAGCTGTAATAACCGGAGCAGCTAAAACGCAACTTGTAGCCGTGAGATGGACACCACCAAAACGTGAAATGATCGATCCAACCAAAGAAGGTATGGCTCAAAAAGACATGGTTCGTGCCGGCTTTACTTCAGCGCAGGAAGTAATTAGAGAAAATGGCCTCAATCCGGAAGATGTATTGCAACAACAAATTGAGGATCGTAAATCTTATAAAGATGCGGGCCTTTCTCCAGAATGGGATCCCGGTGCAGATGCAGAACGCATCAGCGGTCAACTGTCATCTAAAAAAGCAAAGCCCGATTCTTCAACGGAAGAATAAAGCATTTGCCCATGCAATCGCGTTTTACGCAACATCCTTGCGTCGCACTCTTGTACTTCATAACATTTATGAGCATGAAAGAATTACAAACCCAAAAAGAAAATATTGCAGTCGTTCAAAAAGTTGCAGAACAAAAAAAGCAATTGTTCCTCGGCAGGCTCAATCCGCACAAAGGCCAGTTCTGTTACCAGCTCAATATAAAAACCGGCCAATTAACTATTGCTGAATTTAACCAGGTAAACAGAAATCTCGATGGCTCGGTCCAAAAGAAGATCATCGTAAAAGAAGATTGCATTTACACAACCGCCATTAACGCAGCCAATGCGCAACGCAAGTTTTTCAAAGCATTAAAACAAACCCATGCCTAAAACCTGCAACAAAGAAGGCTGCACCCGCAACATCTTTGGTGGCGGCTATTGCAGCTTTCATCAGTACCTGCGCACAGATAAAAAACAAAAGCAATTAAAACCTTTCAGCGCTAAACGTGTAGAAGTAAATAAACTCTACACTGCAAAAGCAGCGCTGTTCATGGCAACACATAAAGTTTGTCAGATCAATTCCCCCGAATGCCGCAAAGAAGCAAAGCATGTACACCATATAAAAGGCCGTGGCGAAGAATTAATGAATCAACAATACTGGCTTGCCGCCTGCGATCACTGCAATTTGTATGTAGAAGATCACCACGCCTGGGCAGTAGAGAATGGTTTTAAAATATCCCGACATACACTTACACCCGCCGAATAAACTATGAACACAGAAGGAACAAACTGCAATGCTGCAACAATTTATTTTCGTATCTCTATAAAGTGCGATAAACGCAACTATACAAATGCCAGAGATTAAAAAGCAAATACAATCACATTTACGTTCAGCAGAATTTGTACCGGGTAGTTTCAATGAAGAAAGCTATACGGTAGATGTTGTTGCTGCAACCGATGCACCTGTTTTGCAGATGAGCTGGGATGGTCCGGTAAACGAAGTACTTTCTATGGATGCTTCCAGTGTTCGTATGGCCCGCTTGAATGCCGGGGCAAATGTGCTGGATAATCACAACAAATATTCCAGTGTAACCACTGCGGTATTGGGTGTGGTAAAACGCGCATGGATTGCAGCAGGCAAATTAAATGCAACGATCCAGCTAAGTAAACGCGATGAACTTAAAGGTTTTATCCAGGATGTAAAAGATGGTATTGCCCGTAATATATCTGTGGGTTATCGTGTATACCGCATGCTCATTGACGAATCAGTGGGCGATGTACCTACAGCAACCGCAACAGATTGGGAGCCTTTCGAAATATCATTTGTTTCTGTTCCCGCAGATTATAATTCTTCAACCCGATCCCAATCCGATCAAACTCCTACAAACGAAGTAACAATAATTCAAAATTCTAAAACACGTAATATGCCCGAAGAAATTGTAATTCCATCAGCAGCACCCGCTCCACCTGCCGCAGCCCCAGCAGCACCCGCTGAAACTACACCTAATGTAGAAAACGAACGCAAGCTGGCAACCCAGCAGGCAAACACACGTTCAGTGGATATCATCGGCGCATGTCGTGCAGCCGGTTTTGATATAGATTTTGCAGAAACACTCATAAAGGATCCTGCTTTAACTATTGATGGTGCCCGCGCTGCAATCATCACTAAGCTTGCAGAAAAACAATCTCCTGCACCACGTAGTGCATCTGCAACCATTATCGGTGATGATGAAACTGTAAAGGCCCGCAACGCAGTAGAGTTTGCTTTGTTAAACCGCACAGCTCCCGGTAAATACGAGATCGGTAAACAGGATGATCCTGCCAGTGCCCTTGCTGTAAATTATCGTGGCATCAGCGTTTTAGCTGCTGCGCATCTGGTACTGGAACAAAGAGGTATCAAGGTAAATCCTTTCAATAAAATGGAAATCTTCGAACGTTCCATGAGCACGTCAGATTTCCCTAACCTTCTTTCCAATCTTACTAACAAATTTTTGCGTAAGGAATACGAATCCACACCGCAAACTTTTAAAGCTCTTGCAATACAGCAGGATCTGCCCGATTTCAAAGCAACTACCGGTATCCAGTTTGGTGGTATAGCCAAGTTCGACGAGGTTAAAGAAGGCGCAGAATTTAAGTTTGGTTCATTCGTTGAAACTGCCGATAACTGGAAGCTTTCCACTTATGGTAAGCTCTTCAAATTTACCCGTCAAATGATGATCAATGATGATCTTGCAGGCTTTGCCCGTTTGGCAAACCTTGTTGCGATCGGCGCATCAAATAACGAAAGCAATATCTTCTGGGCACTTATTACCGGCAACGTAAAAACCGGCGATAATGTGGCACTCTTCCATACAGCTACACACGGTAACCTTGCAGGTTCTGGTGCTGCACTCGATGCAACCACTATGAATGCTGCACGTACAGCAATGCGCCGTCAGAAAGGCTTGACCTCAGATGAGCTCATCAATGTAGTTCCTAAATGGATCGTTGTTGCTCCTGAACAGGAAATGGCAGCAGATCAGTTACTCACAAATATTACCCCTAACCAAACTGGCCAGGTAAATCCTTTCGCTTCAGCAGGGTTACAAAAAATAGTTGAGCAGCGTCTTGCCACAGGCGCCTGGTATGTATTTGCAGATGCAATGTTGCAGTATGCTACTTATGGTTACCTGCAGGGTAATGCGGGTTTATATACAGAAAGCCGTTGGGGATTTGAGGTTGATGGTTTTGAGATGAAAGCCCGTACCGACTTTGCTGCTAAGTTCTGGGATTGGAGAGGTACTTACAAAAACCCGGGCGCATAATCGAAACTTTTAACCAGTAAACATAATTTAAAAATAAAAGAGCCTGCGCATTCAGGCAGGCTCTTGATAAAAATACAAATCATGGCAAAAAATCTTATAGCCTGCGGCGATGTGTTCGATTACACAGTTCCATCATCAACAACTATCGTTAGTGGCCAGCCGGTGCTGATGGGTGATCGCCTCGGCGTGGCAATTATAGGCGGTACAACCGACGATGTAATATCGGTACAGGTAGAAGGTGTATTTGAAATCGCAAAACGCACACACGCAAGTACTGCTGCAATTGCGCAGGGTGCAAAAGTATATTGGGATGCCACCAACAGCCGTATTGATAATACCGATAACAGTGCCGCAAACAAACATGTAGGCTATGCGTATGCTGCTGCGGTATCAACAGCAACAACTGTTCAGGTAGATCTTATTTCTTAATTGCCTGGCATGAATATTTTCGACAACCTGCAAAGCAACATGATCGATACGGTTACCACCACCATGGGCTATGCAGCAAGTTGGACGCCCCTCGCCGGTGGCGATGCTTTAACCGGTGCAGTTCTTTATAAAGGGCCAACAGAAAAAGAGAAACTGGCCAATGCAGAGTACGATCCCGATAAACTTACCCTCGAATACAAAGAAGGTTTGTTCAGGGGTTTAAAAGAAGCAGCAGACGAAAGTGCCAGGGAAGTGATCAGTATAGAAACCGTAGGCGAATTTTTCATTTTATCAGTAAGCCGCAGGTGGGATGGTAAAACCTACGAAGCCCGCCTGCAGGTTAAAACATAGTTCTTTTAAATGGCCCCGTCATTTCAATCGCAGCGACAAATCTCATGCACTAAATCATAAATCAATTGCCGTTCAACTACTACGATATTGAAAACGAAATAGCCACCAAACTTACTGCACCACTATCAGCAGTAGCATTGGTTACTGTTCTTTTCGAGAATGAAAAAGATCGTAAAACGGCACAGGATGCAGCGCAGAGTGCTAATAAAGCATTGGTGATCGTTGCTTACAATGGCAGCGATTTTCAAAACTCCAATTCGCTCAATTATCTTAACCAGGATGATAGCATGACTTTCGTTTGCAATGTAATGGCAAACAACCTACGCAGCACAAACGGAATTTACAATGTTATCCGGCTAATAAAAAATGTTTTACAAGGCTTTCAGCCGGCGAACAGCAGCCGTCTTGTTTTAAAATCCATTGAGTTCGAAAGCCGGGATATAGATACAGCCATGTGGAGTTACAATATAAGCTTCACCTGTAATAAAAAAGCAGTACAGGCCAGTGTAGATGGCGATGATGATACCACCACATCTGCAAACCTGGTACAAGCCAATTTCGATGATAAGAGTATCAACAACATTCCTACTTAAACTACAAAAAAAATATTATGGCATACTTACACGGGGTTGAAACAATCGTAAATACTACAGGTCCTGTTCCCGTTACGGTAATAAAATCCGGTGTTATCGGCCTGGTAGGTATTGCACCTATAGGCCCGCTCAATACATTAACTGCTGTTAACAATCCCACCGATGCTGCACAGTTTGGTAGCCCGTTAACCGGCTTTAGTATTCCTCAGGCATTGGCAGCAATTTTTAAACAAGGCGCCGCATCTGTTTTGGTAATAAATGTTTTTGATCCTGCAAGTTCTTCCATGTACGACCAGATCACCAACGAAGCGCAAACCGTTACCGGTGGCAAACTAAAACTGGCTTATTCACCAACCAGTGCTGTAACCATAAAAAAAGCAGATGGTACTACCGATACCACGCTGGTAAAAGATACCGATTACACGCTGGATGTGTACGGTAATTACACGGTTATCAGCACCAATGCCGATCAGGCGAATGCCACAGTTTTAAAGTTTACTTACAAAAAATTAAAGCCCGCAGGTATTACCAGCTCAGTGATCATCGGTGCCAACACCAGTGGTGTACGCACTGGTATAAAATGCTGGGAGCTTGCTAAAAATACTTTCGGTTATAATCCCAAGATCCTTATTGCACCCGGCTACAGTAGCGTTAATGCAGTTGCTACCGAATTAATAAGCCAGGCAGATGCTTTCCGCGCTATCACACTGTTAGATGCTCCCGCAGCAACAACTGTTGCAGGTGCTATCGCTGGCCGTGGTGTTAGCGGTACCATCAATTTCAATACATCCAGTAAACGGGCAATGCTCCTGTACCCTTACCTTAAACAGTACGATATAGCAACCGATTCAAATGTGGATTATCCATATAGCCAGTTCATGGCCGGGATAATCGCCGCAACCGACGCTGCAAAGGGTTACTGGTACAGCCCCAGCAATAAAGAAATTGCCGGCATTGTGGGTGCAGAGCGCAACATCAGCGCAGGCGCCAACGATGCCAATACAGATGCCAACCAGTTAAACGCCGCCGGCATCACCAGTATTTTCAACACGTTTGGTACAGGTATTCGCACCTGGGGTAACCGCTCTGCAGCTTATCCTACAGTTACTACTGCAGATAATTTCATAGCAGTACAGCGCACCGCAGATGTGGTACACGAAAGCCTTGAAAATGCAGCTTTGCAGTTCATTGATCTACCCATTAACCAGGCGTTGATCGATACCATCCGCGAAACAGGTAATGCATTTATCCGCACTTTAATTCAGCGCGGTGCATTGATCACTGGAAGCCGTATTGAATTCGATAAGGCTAAGAATACACCGGTGCAAATTGCAGCCGGACAGTTAACCTTCGATATTGTTTTCATGGTCCCTGTACCTGGTGAGCGCATCACGTTTAACAGCTTTATCGATATCACACTTTTAAGCAGCTTAACATAATTAATAATTTCTTCATCCCCCCTTTAGGGGATGGGGGCTAATTCCTCACTCAATGGCCTTACAAATAAACCGCGTAATAAACGCAAATGTATATGCTGATGATCTTAGTTTGCTTGGCACTGCTGAAGAAGTTGAGGCACCCAAACTCATGCAGGTAATGGCCGAGCATAAAGCCCTCGGCATGGTGGGTAAAACCGAATTTCCATCCGGGTTCGATAAAATGGAAATGCGCATAAAATGGAATGCCATCTATGCCAATGTTATGGCCAAGTTCAACAACCCGTACAAGGCTATTCGCCTGCAGGTGCGTGCATCCCTCGAGAGTTGGGAAGGCGGCGACCGTGTGGCGCAGGTACCCGTGGTTATTTATGCCACTGTACAAAGTAAAGGCATGCCCATGGGCAGCTTTAAGCCCAATGATAATGTAGAGATCGAAAGCAATTTAAGCTGCACCCATGTAAAAATGGAGATCGACGGAATTGAAATTGTAGAATTCGATGCCAGTGCAAACATCTTTAAAATAAACGGTGTAGATCAGCTTGCTGAATACCGTAACAATATCGGCGCGTAAAGATTTTGGGGCCGTGCTGTGGCCTTCCATAGCATCGGCTCTTGCGTCGCACACTTGAACGTTCGGATAATATTTTAACAAATACCAAAACAATTATGGAACAAGATCAAGTTTTTCCAAAGCCGACATCAGACGGCTTTTGTTATTTAAACGAAGAAGATGAATTGCTCGGCATAGAAAGTAAAACCTACGATAACGATAAAGAAGTAAAGCGGGTAATACTTTCTAAAGGCCGTAAAGCAATCATCCGCGAACTGGCAGCGTGGGAAATGGAAGATACCGGCAAGGTGGTTAAAAACGAAAAAAATGGCGATGGTACATTGATGGCCATTGCAGCCGCAGCCACTACCATCGATGATAAAAAGATCGTGTTCGAAGATGTAAAATTTATGAAGGCAAAGGATTGGACAAAAATTAAAACAGCAGTTGCCCGCCTAAATTTTTAATCAGCCGTGAAGATATTGCTTTCACGGCGCAATTCTACGGGCAGGATCCTCGAAAGGTTCTAAAAGAATGGACTTCAAAAGAAGTTTTTACCTGGCACAATGAAGCTGTAAAAATTCACAACAAACTCAACAAAACCGATGGATAAAACGTTGAAAATAGCACTCATCTTAACCGCTGTAGATAAAGCTTTCAGCGTAATAGATAAAGCTGTTTCAAAAGCATCCAAACGTATACAGGCACTAAACAGTTTTGGTTCTACTGCTGCTATAGTTGGTGGCGCCATCACAGGTATTGCAGGCGATTCATTACAGGCAGCACGGGAAAACCTTCAAGCCAACCGCAGGCTCGAACAGGTTTTTCGTAGCATGGGCGATGCCACCGGTGTTGCAGCCCAACAGGCAGAAGATTATGCCAGTAAATTAGAATTACAGATCGGGGTAGAAGATGAGGTGATCATGGCTACCCAGGCAAAGATTGCCACCTTCAATAAAGTGAGCGATGCATCAGCCCGTATGGCTGGTATTTTCGATCGTGCAACACAAGCCGCATTCGATATGGCATCAGCCGGCTTTGGCGAAGCAGATCAAAACGCTGTTCAACTCGGTAAAGCTTTACAGGATCCTGTAAATGGCATCAATGCATTGCGCCGCAGTGGTATCACCTTCAGCGATGCCGAAAAGAAAAAAATAAAGATTCTTGTTGAAAGTAATAAAACCTTGGAAGCGCAAAAGATCGTTCTTGCTGCTGTTGAAAAACAAGTAGGCGGCGTGGCAAAAGCTACTGCAGATCCTGTACAGGTTATGCAAACAGCGTGGAGCGAAGTAACCGAAGAAATCGGAAAAAAGCTTATGCCTTATGTGCAACAATTTGCAGCCTGGCTTACAACATTTATTCCAATGGTGATAAACTGGGTAGATGCAAATAGCAAACTCATTACAACTATTGCAGCGGTGGGTGCAGCTTTGTTGGTGGTAGGTACGGTTTCAAAAATTGTTTCTGCAATTCTTGCAACCAATCCAATTGTATTGATCATTATGGGTATCGTGGCAGCAGCTATTTTGATCTACACATATTGGGAGCCCATCAAAACATTTTTCTCTGCTGTATGGAATCATGTAAAATCTGTTTTCAATTCCGCATGGGAATTCATAAAAAATATTTTCCTGCATTATACGCCTGTTGGTTTGGTAATAAATAACTGGTCCAAAATAACTGCCTTCTTTACCGGCCTTTGGGAAAAAGTAAAACACCTTTTTGTTGCCACATGGGAATGGATAAAAAACATTTTTATTAACTATACCCCCGCCGGATTGATCATAAAGTACTGGGCTCCTATTACGGATTGGTTCACTAACATGTGGGATAAAATTAAAAACATTTTCAGCAGTGCATGGGATTGGATCATGAACCTGGGTAATAAGTTTTTCGATGCCGGTACCAACATTATTGTAAACATCTGGAATGGCATCAAATCAATGATCGATAAACCCATTGAAGCCATTAAAGAAATGGCAACAAAGATCCGTGCTTACCTGCCATTCAGCCCCGCCAAAGAAGGTGCGCTGCGCGACTTGCATAAAGTAAAGATCGTTGAAACCATAGCCGCTACAATTAAAGCACAGCCTGCCATCAATGCTATGAAAAATGTAACCGGTGCAATTGCCGGTACCGGCGGTTTAAACAGGGCTACACCAGTTGCTTACAACAGTGGCGGCAGTAATTTTAATTTCCAGTTTACATTAAACGGTGGTGCAACACAGGCAGATGCTGATATGCTCACAGATGCTTTTAATAAAAAGGTTATCCGGGTAATAAAAGAAGAAGAAGCCCGTAAAAAAAGAGTAACATTTTAAACTATGTATGCGCAGCTCGGCAATATCATTTTCGCCAATCAAAACGGTTTCGATTCATTTTCAAAAACCGATGATACTACCTATGCCCAGCACGATCTTATCAGTGGCAAACCCCGCCTTCAGCCTGTTGCCAACGAGCTTGAAGAAATAACCATCAGCCTGCACCTTCGTGCAGAGTTTGTAAATGTAGAAGATTCTATTCTTGCATTAAAAACAAGCAAAGATACTTTTGAAGTACTGCCATTGGTATTGGGCAGTGGCCGTTACCTTGGCGATTATGTAATAACCAGCATCGGCGAAACACACAATACTGCATTTGATGATGGCCTGCTGATCGATGCTACTATATCTCTCACCATCCGCGAATATTCTACCACCGATAAACTACAGCAGCAACAAAATGCAGCCCGTAAAAATGCATTTGCAGTGGGCGATAAAAAACCTGTGCTCACCGGCTTAACACAACCTGCAACTATTGCACAAACAGCCACACAGGATGCCAGTATAATGAACAGTGAGTGTAAAGAGATTGACCAGGCTGTACGTGATTACGCAAACAATCCATCAAAGGCAGAACAGCTTGCAACGAAAATTCAAAAGAGTATTGCCAATACACAGGATAGCATAGAAAAATACCAGGGCAAAATAAATGTTTTAGCCGGTGTTTTTGAAGATACCAATAGTGTAGAACAGGCATTGCAAAATTTAAGCGATGCAACAAACAGCTTTACATTTCCGGTACCGGGTTTGGGTTCGTTGCAAAGCAGCAATCTTTTTTTACAGGCAGCATTGCAGGGGTTCAATACAGCCAACAGTATTTTAAATTATAAAGTCATCATTCGCCGCGCATGAACAATTTCGAATATATAACAAGAGAGAATCAGCGGTGGGATCAGATTGCTTATGCTGCTTATGGTGTTACCAGCATTAATGAGAATGGTGTAAACGAACCGGCAATGAAACGTATTATAGAAGCCAACCCCACCATACCCATTGCAGATAAATTATCCGGTGGCATCATACTGAATATTCCGGTGCTCGAAAGCAATTCACCAAAAACAAATACGGAGCTGTTGCCACCATGGAAAAAGTAAAGTTATACAGTACAAGTGTGCGACGCAAGCGGTGCCTCATAGCAATCCTTCAGCCCGGTCCCCAATTATTAATTCTTAATTTTTAATTCTTAATTTTCTTGAACCTCTCTCCTGCCACATATAAAATTCTTTACAACAATAAAAACATCACTGCTGATATCAGTGCGCATTTATTGAGTTTGAGTTACAGCGATAAGGTAGAAGGCGAAGCAGATGAATTTCAATTGAACCTGGAAGATGCAGACGGGCTTTGGAAAAACGAATGGTATCCTGAAAAGGGCGCAACACTGGTAGCAGAAATTGAACAGGCCGGTGTAACACTGCAATGTGGCACTTTCAGTATTGACGAACCTTCTTTTAACATCAGCCGCAGCAGTGGCGATACCATCAGCATAAAAGGAATATCCGCTGCATTTACAAAAGCGGTGCGCACAAAAAAATTTACGGCGCATGAAAATAAAACACTGCTGGAAATTGCTCGTAGTGTTGCAGAAAAACACGGCTTTACCATTCAGGGCAATATACCCGACATACCGATAGCAAGGGTAACACAAAACCATAAAGGTGATATGCAGTTTTTGCAATCACTCGCCAATACTTACGGCCTCATCTTTTCGGTAAAAGGTACGGTGATGGTGTTTACTGATATTACCACCTTAGAGAAAGGGCAAAGCATATTAACCATCAATAAAGAAGCGCTGATCAGTGGCGATATAAAGGATAAAAGCAGCCAGACATACAATGCTGCCAACGTACAATTTCACAACCCCGATGATAAGCAATTGGTACAATATGAAACCACTTATACCGAAGTAACCAAAGTGGTACAGAAACCACAGCCACCACAATATTTGATTCTGGCAGGTAAACCAGCATCGCCGCTTGGTGATTGGTCCCTTCCTGTAAAAACACCCAGCTTCGATACCATTACCATTCGCACGAAGGCGGAGAATAAACAACAGGCGCAACGCATTGGGCAAACAAAATTGTATAAGGCAAACAGCTTTCAAAAAGAAGGAAGTATAAATGTGCCTGGCAATCCTTTACTGGTAAGCGGTGTAAATTTTCAACTGGTGCATATTGGCAAGCTCAGTGGCGTATATCATGTGTTGAAATCAGAACACACTTATAGCCGCAGCGATGGCTATATAACCAGTGCAGAGATAAAACAAGTGGGCACAGTGGCTGAATCATTATATAAACCTTAATCATGTTACACTTTGGAATCATCAGTGAAACAGATCCATCAACCGGAAAGGCTCGTGTGCAGTTTCCCGATGCCGATGGCATGGTAAGCAACTGGCTACCGGTGAGTGTACCCAAAACATTGAAGGATAAATTTTCAATTCCTTTCGATGTTAATGAACATGTATGGTGCCTGATGGATGATAACATGGAATACGGTATCATCGGTGGCGCCATCTTCAGTAAGAATGAATTGCCCGGCGATCTCGGCGATGCCGACACTATAGGAATAAACTTTGAACAGGGATTGCACATAGAATATAAACGCAGTACGCGAATTTTATCCATCACAGGCGGCAATCAGTTTAAGGTAAATATAACCGGCGATGTAACAGTACAAAGTGCAACAAAAGTTAAGGTGATCGCTCCACTGGTAGAGATCACGGCAGCAGAAACAAAAGTGAGCGGCAACCTTACAGTTGTGGGAGTGGTAGAGGCGGGTGGCTTTAGTGGTGTAACCAGTGGCGGCGGCAGCGGAGATATGACAGTAGCAGGCAGCATAACAGCCACAGGCGAAATTACATCAGGCTTAATTCCGCTTTCAACGCACAAGCATACAGGTGTTACAACAGGTGGCGGCGTAAGCGGTACACCAACACCATAACCAAATCAAAACAATGTCAACAGCAATCAGCGATATAAAATCAACTAACTGGCAGATCAGTACTGCGGGCTTTGGTGATATTGCTGAAGGGTTGGCCGATATCCGTCAGTGCCTCGATATCCTGTTACGCACCTACAAAGGCAGCGATAGCCTGCGCCCCGAATTTGGTTGCGGCATTTTCCAGTACATCGATCAGCCCGTTAATGTTGCCATCCCAAACATGAAACGCAGTATGCTGGAAGCAATTGCCATTTGGGAAAAACGCATTAAGGTGATCAGCATTAAACACTACCTGCAGGAATCAAATATATTTTTCAACATCACTTACAAACTGGTTGACCAGGATCTCATAGATAGCTTGTTATTAAATGCAACCACAAATACGGTTGCGGTAAATACAGGCTTAATATTGCAGGCTTTCTACCCGCCCAATCCTTTTGGCAGGTTTTATAACATAGACCTTACATTAAACGATACCGCTGCAATACCGCATTCTTTACCCAGTGGTTTTGCTACACTCAATGCATTGTTTGCATGGGTAAGCGATCATTGGGCCAGCTATGGCCGTTGGGTGCAGTTGGTTGACAGGATCGTACTCTATGCCAATAACATCTTTACCAGTGGCGCTATTGAAATTGCATTGATGGCTGGCAGTATATCGGTAGAAGCATTATTGCCACAGCTTGCAGAAGGGGAAGTATTTGATGTTTCTTTTTCACCCAATGGCGGTTCGCCGGTGCCTGCTTACAGCGGTACAACAGATACTTACGAAAACCTTTTGCTATGGGTACAAAGCAATTGGGGCGATTATGGTACCTGGAGCATTACCAGTGGCGCAAGGGATATACTCGGCGATTTCAGCGCCTACGATTTTAATAACGATTATGCAATAGGCAGGCGTTACGATTATTACCTGGTGCTCAACAGCACCACATTAAACAGTGCAGAATTAACAGTAACAGCAGTATAAACATGGCAGATAAAGTACAATTTATTGAAACCGATGCAGCAGCAACACTGGCCGACTTTGTAGCAGATTACGAAGCGCTGAGCGGTAAAGTATTGCAACCTGCACAGGCAGAACAGTTGTTAATACAGGCTGCTGTTAACCGCATTACTTTATTAAAGATCGGCATTAACGAAGCTGCGAATCAAAACCTTGTTGCCTTTGCCATTGGTGCAGCCTTGGAATACCTGGGCCAGTTGGTAGGTGTTACACGCCTTACACCTGCCGCTGCTGAATGCATCATTCGCTTTACATTGGTAGATGGCCACGGTCCGTTAAATATTCCTGCTGGTTTAAGGGTGCAAAGCATCGATGGCCAGTTGATTTTTGTAACCACCGAAAGCCATTCTGTAACCGAAGATGATACTTATGCAGATATTCCTGCCACCTGTACCACAGAAGGTAAAAGCGGTAACGAATATGCGCCGGGTGCAATAAGTGTTATACTCGACCCGCAGGCTTATGTTAGCACTGCTGCAAATACCGATACCACCAATGGCGGCAGCGATGCAGAAACCGATGATGAAATGCGCGAACGCATACAGCTTGCACCGGCGCAGTTTTCTGTAGCTGGTCCCGAAGATGCTTATAAGTTTTTTGCAAAGGGTGCACACCCGCTCATTATTGATGTTGCTGTTACTTCACCGGATCCGGGCGATGTTCATATTTACCCCTTCCTGTTAAATGGCGAAGCGCCGAGCACTGAAATAATTGACGCTGTAAATGCAGCCTGTAACGATAAGAAAGTAAGGCCATTGACAGACACTGTTTTTGTAGAAGGTCCTACACAGATCGATTATGATATTGAAGTGGAGTTGATCTTGTTGACTGATGCCGTGGAAGCTGTTGTGGTTGCAGCGGTAACCGCCAACATTGAAGCCTTTAAAAATTATCGCAAAACTAAACTCGGTATCGATACACTCAGGAATCAAATACTAAAATGCTGCATTGTAGATGGCATGTACGATGCTTTGGTGGTGCAGCCTGCAGCCGATATCGTTGTGGCAAAAAATGAATTCACCAATCCGTTAACAACAACCATAACAGTTACCGGTACACATGATGAGTAATGTTGATACCATATTACCCGATAGCATTGCCATATACCCGCACCTTGTTGCGTTTGATATGGCAATGAAAAGGCAACTGGAAAAAATACCGTTGCAGGTATTGCTGGTGTACCTGGTAGATAATGTGCCTGCTGCTGCATTGCCTTTACTGGCTGCACAGTTCGATGTATTGGGTTATAAAGGATGGCGGCTTGCCACAACAGAACAGGCGCAGCGCGACCTTATAAAACGTGCCATTGAATTGCATCGTTTTAAGGGTACACCCTGGGCAGTGGAAGAAGCATTAAAAAGTATTGGCTTTACAGATATTGAGTTGATAGAACATGTGCCGGAAATGCACTGGGCAACATTCAGGGTGCGCATTACGAATGAAAATATCATGCTCACTGAAGATTCAATTACCGATATCATTGCAATGATCAATGAGTATAAAAATGCCCGGAGTCATTTGGTAGATGTGCAAATGATATTACAATTTGAAGACATCATTAACCTGGAAGAAGATAGCGCCGGTGTGAACATTGAAATACTGATCGAGGATGATATTACATTCAACGGTGCACTGCGGTACGATGGCATGGGCATGTACGATGGCACTTACGATCACAGTGGCGATAATGATGTGGTAACAATTACATAAAACTTTTGAGATGTTATTAACCAACGGAAACTTAAACGTACAACAGCTACTCGCCGGCGATGCCGACGGTAAAAAAATTACAAAGATCGCAGTAGGTACCAGCGGTACAGCAGTAACTGCAGGTGATACAACTATTACAGGTGCTGTGGTAAAAACCATTACCGGTGAGAATTTTCTCGGTGGTGGTATAGTGCAGTTCACCGCTACTTTGGAATCAGGCGATCCGGCCATGACCATACAAGAAGTGGGCCTGTATAATGAAGATGATGTGCTGTGCCACCGCAAGGTAATTACACCGCGTGTTAAAACTGCTGGTGTAAGTTATGTGATCAATTATAACATAAAAGTGCAGTAATTTTTTTAGCCAGGCAGTTGCGTATTACGCATCTTCTGTTGCGTCGCACACTTCAGCTATAACAAATAAATCATCATTTCAAAATGACACCATACACACCAACAGATGCACTTACCGAAGTAGATATCTACGATGAGAGCGATCTTGTTTTAGGCGGTACCACCGGTAACAGCAATTTACCTATAGAGGCTTTGGCCGATCAATCGTTATGGTTGCAAAACCGCATTGGTGGTTACCGCGATGTTGTTGCAATTACAGGAAATGCAGCGGTAACTTTTACTGATCATGCAAACCGTTTACTGGCAGTTACGGCAACGGCTAATGTAACCCTCACTGTAGATGCACTGAGTGGTTTTAAAACAGGTAATAAGATCGCTGTTGTTGCAAACCTCAGCGGTGCAGGCGGTCCCTTTTGGGTTAACCTGGTGACTGCTGAAAATATCAATAATGGATCTGTTACACGCACCAATATCTGGTTATACGATGGCGAAATGATCGAGATCGTTGCAGGCGCTTCTGCCTGGTATTGGACAATCGCCAAAGGTAACTTTGATAAGGTTGGAGAGCACGACCTGAAACGATTTGCGCCCCGAAATGCTTTTGTTGCAGATGGTTCGCTGGGCGACTTGCGGGCAAAATATCCACGCCTTTGGGAGCTGGTAAGTGCCACAGCTTTAAGCGATGCAACCTGGAACAGTGCAGGCAACCGCTACAAGGGTCAGTTTAGTACAGGCAATGGCACAACTACCCTACGCAGGCCAGATTACCGGGGATTGTTTTTCCGCTCATTGGATGGCGGCAGAAGTTTAGACCTTGGCAGGATGGATGCAACAGCCGGAGGTTACGAAGATGATTCCATAAAAGATTTTACAGGCAGCGGTGGTTATAACCGCTTATTAAAACACGATGGCACCGGTACCAATTCAGCAATAGATAGCATCGATCCATCCGGCAGTGAGCCCAACCTGCTCAGCTCCTATGCCATTACAGGATTGGGTACGGAAACACGGGGAAAAAATTTAGGCTTTACACCATACATATATTTTTAACATGAAACGAATATTCTCAGCATTGCTTTTTGTTATTGTAGTTGCGTTTAGCGCACAATCTCAAACCATTACCGATAGTGCATCGTTGCGCGCTGCTATCAATACCTATATTGGAACTAATGGCTCAGGGGCAATTACAGGTACCAGGCTCAATAGTATTTTAAACGGTGCAATGAATGTGCTGGGGAAAAAGGTAGATAGCCTTTGGATTGCCAGCGACACTTTGTTTTTTAAAAAGAATGGCTCAATGTTTTATTATGCGTTACCTGCGCCAGATTGCCCGGCAACAGGTTTCGCCGATCTGGAAAATAATGCAAGAGATAACAGTGACCTTGCCGCTGAACTAGACAAAGGCGTTAAAATTGTGGCTGATATTTCTGAGCTTAACAGCTACACAAGAAATAATAATACTACCGTTTTTGTGCGTGATGCTCAAAGAGGTGGAATTTTCTATTATGCCGCTTCCGCAACAGATGATAATGGAATTACGTTTGCTGCTGCCGGTGGTGGCCATTGGGTGAGGCGATACGATAACACGCAACCTGTCAATGTAAACTGGTGGCGCGATGGCGTGGTAAGTGATTATACTGCACTCAGCTCAGCCTTAGTTAATGGCAGGGTATCGATACCTGTTAATCTTACTGTTGCGCAAACTGCTACCATTAGCTCAGGTACAATTCAATTTGCTGATGGTGGTTCTATAACAGTTAGCAGTACTTATACACTCACGCTAAATTGTAGGGTTATTGCAGGCGATAACGATTATGTTTTCAAAGGTGCAGGTACCATATTACTCGGCACAAAATCATGTAAGTATGTGTCTGTAGCATGGTTTGGTGCAAAAGCAGATTGTGTAGGCACTACCTCTGGCTCTGGTACTGATAATTATACTCCTTTTACTACTGCTATTGCAGCAGCCAGATTTGTTTCAAATATATATATCCCAGGGGCACAGGGTGATTCATCCTACCGCACGTCAGCCTCGGTGACCTTTATAAAAACTGCTGTCTACTGGAATTTTGTTGTCTATGGAGATGGATGGCAGCGGGGTAATTTTCAAAATAATAAGGCTACGATGATCTTTGCAGATTTCCTATTTGGGCCGTGTATAAATGTTCAATCAGCAAGACGTACTACAATACAGAATTTGGGAGTTGTTGGAAGGAATGTTGCAGCAATGGCAGTTTGGAGCAATACAGCAATAAACAGAACAAATCAAATTTCAGATGTTGCCAATTATGTAACAGCAGGAGTAAATACCGGCGTAAACGGTTATGATAGTACTTACACAGGATTTGCAACAGATAAGGTAAATAGTCAAAACAGTGATGAAGTAACATTTAAAAATGTATTCTCAAAAGGATTTTATGCAGGCTTCTATTTTAGCCAGGCAGCCGGCCAAAATGGAGATAGGATGAATATTGAAGATAATTCATTAGTCGAAGGTTGTACATACGGTGTGATTTTAGGAAATGCTCAAAACCGTTCACACAATTATACCTCCCTTAATATGCAATATATCTATTGTGCTTATGCTAATAATATTACTGGTACAGGTTCGCTGTTTAATGTACAAGGAGGGCAGATCATTCTTGCTTACAAATTATTTGATCTTTCTGTGTTATGGGACGGACAGGCATCAATTAACGGGCTATATGCCGAAAATATTTCGAGCATTGGCACTATAGGTACTTCTATTACTGCAAGTTCTTCAATTGCTTTTACAGGTTGTTATTTTAAACTAATTGATAACGGCTATAGTTCCCAGGGTTCTGGCTCCTTTTGGGCACCTTACTATACTTTAGGAAGCAGGTCAACATTAATTTTTACTGGCTGTAAGTTTTATACACAAAGACCTTTTATTGCTTTTTATGAAGCACAAACAGGAACAAACAGAGCATATCATATGACGTTTAACGGGTGCAGTATTTGGAGCTATGGAGGGGCAACGCCGCCGCTTCTTAAAATTTACGGTTCATATAGCATGGAGGATAGTTATATGTTACCGGGAGATGGTACAACTACAATCTATAATGATAAAGTTTATACCAATATTAATACAGCTTCAAAAGTTAATATTGGTTTACAAACTAATGAAGTAATAAATATTTCAGCAGGCACTGAAGCTGGCGTAATTGCACCGGCAGCAGATGAAATACACAGAGGTGGGATTAAAAGGAGATATTCTAAAATTTATGTTTCTGTTGGTACGAGTTCTTTAAGTGTTTCAAACGATACGGCAACTTTTAATGTAAGTGCTGGTACTTACGAACCTTACTTAACAACAAATTTAATTGCAGGTGACACGTTATACTCACAAGTTAGTGGAGTAGCTGAATCAGTAGGTATATTTTGCCCAATGATGAGAGTGCTATCATATAATACAAGTACTAAACAAATGGTAGTTAAATTGTTTAGTGACCAATATGATTTAAGTGCAGTAGCAATGCATGTAAAATCTTTTTTTACAACAGTCCCGGTAACTGGAAATACTACCAGTGGAAGCAGTGTTATTACAAGTGTTACAAATTCAAGCTTGCTAAATGTTGGTGATTGGATTGGATTTAAGCAGCAAAGCAATAAGGAATTATATAGAATAGCTGCAATTGATAATGGTTTACAAACGGTAACCTTATTAGGTACGGCAACTGCAACAATTTCAAACGCTAACATTATTAATTGTGAAATGGTGCCCGAAGAAAATTATCAGGTAGAGGGTGGGCAAACAAAAAGTGATACTGTCAGGGTTGGCACTAAAACTAACTATGCTTACTCAATAAAAACAAATGATGTAGAACGTGTAAATATTTCTAAAGCGGGTTCTTTATATGTTGGCAACAGTGCGGGGGGTACTTTAGGTACTGCAAAATTACAGGTATCTTCTACAGCATTACAATTTAGAACTGAATATGATGCAACACATGGCATGGATATTAGTACGATTTCAACAGGTGGAACTACATTTACCTTAAATGGTACGTCGCCCTCATACACATTTAATACACCGAACAGCCTTATTATGCGGCTCACAAATACTGCTGTAACTAATGGTTACGTAGATATTAGCAGCACGGCAACAGGAATGTTCAGACTATTAAATAATAGTGGATACGGAATTGCAATTAACCCGGCAGGATCCGATTTGAATGTGCCAAGTTCTGACTTAAAAATTCGAACACAATCGGGTAATACATTGAATCTTTTTTTAGGCGGTCAGGATATTAACCCAACAACTTCAAGAACCTTCACCAAAATTGAACCCGTTTCAAGTGTTTCTACAGCATTTGCGCCAACAACAGGAACAACAATCTTATATGATTGGCAGAATAGCGGCAACACTGTATTTGCACCCACTTCCGGTAATGCTTCTTTCACATATATGCGGTTACGCCCTGCATATAATACAACAGGTTCTTATTCCGGTACAGTGATGGGATTAGATATTGACCCTGTAAATACCTCTTTAACAGGTGCCACAAGCATTATATTGAGGACAGTTTCAGGAAATGAATATTTTAATTCAACATCTGGAAATATGGGTATTGGCGTTGCAAGTGGCGGTACACTAAATGCCCGTTTGCAATTACCGGCGGGTTCTTCCACGGCGGGTACAGCACCAGTAAATTTACCTTCGGGTACTGTATTAGGAACCAAAGTTAACGGTACCATTGAAGCAGATAATAATTCAGCCTATTGGACTAATGCCAATAATGTGCGGCTGCAATGGGGTATGCTTACAGGTGCTTCCACAAAAAGCGGTGATGCTGTTACTACATCTTTTACTATAGCACATGGATTGGGTGCGACACCTTCATATTTTAATGTAGTGCCTATCAATGCGGCATCGGCTGGAATTAGTTATCAAACTGCAGATGCAACAAACATAACTATTGTGTACACAGTTGCACCAGCAAGTGGCACAAACAATCTTTCATTTAAATATATAGCAGTACCATAAGCAGATGAAAGATAATCCGAACGTACAAGAGTGCGACGCAAGTAAAGTTGCGTAATACGCGACAGATGAAAAACAAAAGAATAAAACCAAAGCAAATGAACAAAATTATTTTATCACTCATGCTGGCGATGTGTTGCTTTACAGCAATTAGCCAGGTGGCCATAAAAATACCATGTGGTACAAAGGTTACTATACTCGATACGGGAAGGGTTACAGGCGAAACCTGCACAAGTATTAAAGTGCAGTTACTCGATACCACGTACACCTATAAAAAGTTTTTTAAATGGCGGTTTCAAATACCACATTATCATGAACTGGATACCACCATTACAACCTGTGTGCCCTTTACACGCATACGGTACGATACCATTACTGCAACCGTCTGGTGCGATAGTTTTCCACCGGTACCTGTAGACAGTTGCGAAGAAGCTAACAACAATTATGAGATAAAAACAACAACCAATGAAGAAATTATTATTAGTGCTGTTGCTGATTACAGCAGGCATTACGGCAATAAGCCAAAGCGTTATACGGTTTGATGGATTAAGCAGTTTTGGTAAAACAACTGTAGTAGGTTTCCCTGGTAATCCTGCCGCTGCTTATGCGGAGTATGGAACCAAGCTGCACCGTTTTACAGTAGGCCGTAAAGATTTTAACCCGGCCTATGGGGTGTACACCTGGGCATCGCTGGATAGTGCCATCAGCAAATTTGCAGCAGCAGGTAAGTATGTGCAAATAGAAATGTTTAGCGGCGATGTTTCCCCGCAATGGGTATTCGATAGCTGCGGCACATTTAATACTACCGGTGGTAACCGTAATGGTCCGTGGCCGCGATACATGACGGATAAATACCGCAACTTCTGGTACCAGTGGAATGAGGCTTTTCAAACGCATTTAATGAGCCTGCCTTATAACCTGCGTTCAAAGATCGCTTCTGTATTAATTGATTTTGGCAGTACCGGCGATGCATTTGCATATAAAGGCACACCCACCAATCCTGCATATATTATCAGCGATCCTACCTGGTTAACAGAAAGTAAACGTTATTGGGATAGCATTGTTGCGGTTTGTGTTCGGGTGCATGCAGATACTTTGTATTCCATATCGTTTAACCCGAACAATAATTTTTATAACTACAAATATTTTTACGAGCGGTACAGCTACCTGCCCAAAGTTCCATTTTATAAACAGGGAGCGCTCAGCCATTTTTATAATGTAGATGGCAGCGGTATAGAGATCGGTGGTAAGGATACATTGGGTTTTGGTGAAACCCAGTTTCCTATACCCGGCAACCTGGCACATCCGCATAAAGAGGGCAGGGCATTGGTATGGCAAACAATAGTAGAAGATTTTGCACTGCAGATAAACCCCACCTGGCGCAGCGATATGCGTGAAGCTGGGGAAAGTATTACCAGCCCGCGCATTACAGATCCTGCTAATGTTTACATGCAAACCACCAACAGGGGTTTTTCTGTACCATCCGGCCAGTTAATGTTTGAAGATACGGTGCACTTTCCCACGGCTGATTACGGTCCCATAATAACGCCTGCAAACCTTTCGGCATATAATGCTGCAGTAGTAAGCATTAACGCAGATACTTACAATGATTGGCGCAGTAAAAAAATGCTGATCTATAATAAGATCAGGCAGTACATCAGCTACCGCCGGGTAGATAGTTTTTTATCAAAATTCCCCGATGCCCGTTACGACACTGCCAGCAATACAACAGATCCTAATTTTCACATGTGGGATAATGATATCGTTATCGATGGCATCCTGCATTACGAGAAAAATGTAAAGCTGCTAGATCCTTACGGCACTACCGTAAGTGTGCGACGCATTGGCCCCGATACTTCTATGTGGGGCAGGGGAGGTTTTAAATTTAAAATTGTAAGTAGTGCGGGGCAGGTTAATTATTCAGTAGCAGATAGTTTAAAAGCCAGCGGCAATAACCGGGTAGATATAACGGTGTATTACCTCGATGCAGGTACCGGCACGTTCAGCATCAATTGCACCAGGTGCCGCAACCTGTTTAAGAAGAATATTACCTGCACCAATACCGGCTTAATAAAGCAATACACCATGGCCGTTGATAAGTTTAAATTTTATGCCGGTGATGAAAAGGATTTCTGGTTAAAATACGAGAGCGGCGATAATACATCATTTGCAGGCGTTGAGTTTTATAACAGCAGTAAACCATAACCTCATGACAGATATAAACGTACAGGAGTTCTCCGATATGAAAAAAGATATCAACGATGTAAAAGGGGATGTGCGTAAAATTCTGGAACTCCTTGGCGGCAATCCTATCGATAGAAATGATACCGGGCATGTAGGCATTGTAAACGATCACGAAGAAAGAATTACAAAGCTCGAAAGCTTAAAAGATCGGTTTATCTGGACGCTCGTTGGTATGAGCATACCCAGCGGTTTTGGTGTGGCTAGTATCATCGGGTGGATTATTGATCATGTAAAATAAACAAAATGAATACTCAAATTCTTTGGTTGGTGCTGATTGGCCTGTTAGGTATCATAGCACAAATACTTTTAAAGGTGCGCTCTTTGCGTCGCAGAACGGCAAGCCTGGTAACCAATGTTTCATTGATCCAATACCTGCATGATGAGTGGGATAATATTTTACTAAGTGTTCTCGCCCTGGTAATTGCAGGAGTGTTATACGATGAGGCTACAAAGGGTTTAAGCCCCACCATTGCCGCCTACATAATAAAATTTAGCAAGGGCCTTTTTATAACTGTGGGTTATATGGGTGCAAGTGTACTGGCATCTTTCTTTGGCCGCACCGAAAAAATTGTTAATGCAGAAATCAATGCATTGGGTAATAAGGATTCAGAAAACAAATAATACAATTATGAACCACTCAATAAAAACATTACTCATCTTTTCTTGCGTCGCACTCTTGTGCGCCTGTAATTCTGTTAAGCTGCACAAAACAGCCCAATACAACAAAAGCGATCAGCAAACACATGTTGCGTACGATAGTGCCCATGTAATTACCGGTACAGGCTTAACCAACACCACCACGGCTGAGTATAATTTTAAAGATTCGAATGGTACTGCTACAGCAGAATTCAGCGCAGATTTTTATTTAAGTGATAGTACAGGCGCCATTACAGTAAGCTACGATACAGCCGGCGTGTTCGTATTCGATCCTGGAAAAAATAAGATTAAAAGCATCAGTGCAAAAAAGCTTCATCAGCAGTCAAAACAAACCAGCGGTTTTACAGAAGAAAAACAAGCATTATCGAACGCTTTTAAAGATAGCCTTCATGCTTCAGGCATTGCAGACAGTAGTAACCGTAAAGAAACAACAACAACTGAAAAAATAAAAGAAAGCGAAAGAATACCTGTTGTGGGCATCACAATTTTATTTTTTGCAATAGCAGGCTCATTCATTGGTTACAAAATTTATAAAGGAGAAATCAAAATATAAGCCGTAAAATTTTAAATGCTGTTCTCATAAGCAGTTAGTTTTGGTTGCGGGCCCTGTTTCTACAGGGCCCTATTTTTTACAGGTAATTTAACCGGTCCGCAGCTTCATCTTCCAATTTATAATCATTTGTTTCACGTGGAACTTTCTCCAATTCTCCACTAAGCCATTTTCTTATTTTAACCGCGTCCTCTTCTTTAGGATTTGTGCCCTCCTGAAACCACTTATATATGCGATCTTTTGGAATACTCAATGTTTTAGCGAGTTTTGGCGTCTTAACATTTCGCCGTTTCATCTCCACAGATAATTGATATACAAGTGTTTCGCCCATAAATGCAACAGTGTTTCAGAAAAATATTATAAATATCTCCATAATTTATTTGGAGATATGGAGAATACTCCACTATATTTACATAGTCAATCAAAAGGAATATACAATGGTTAGTACAAATTTAAGGGTTGAACATCTAACTGCATCAGAAAAAAAGAAACTGAAAGGTATTTTAATCGGGTACGGAAATCTAAAAGCCGCAGCTGAAAAAACAAACCTGCACCGCCACACATTAAGGATGATTAACATTTCGGGTAAGGCCGAACCTGAAACTTTAAAGATTATCCGTGAGCGGCTATTTTTAGCAGAATCTGCAACTACCCAATAATTCATTTTATCACCATCGGCATACGTGCCTTAAAAGGAATGGATTTATGATACACACCAAAGGTCCCTGGTTTGCAGTACAATATGCAAATTATTGGGTAATACAAAGCGAAAATCATTATAACGATAGCGATTTATTGAATGAGGAAACCTGCGCTGATGCTGAATCTAATGCAAACCTGATGGCAGCTGCCCCCGACCTTTTAAAAATTGCCCAACATATAATTGCTATGCATGATGATTCTTATTTATCAGGCCATCCGGAATGGGTTGAAATAGTTAACGAGGCAAAAGCAGCAATAGCAAAAGCATAGATTTTATTGTAATCACCAAATCATTAAATAAAAATGCTCCCCACCATCTACAGTACAGAAATAACCGATTACCTGGAAGCAGCAGGTTTCGAAAGAACAGATCAGGGCATTAGTGTTGATTTTATGAGTTGGAAAAAAGATCAGCAGGTAATACAGTTCGAAGGGCAGTTGCTGAAAGCCATTACAGAACATACAAAGTGGGACAAAAAAACCACCCATACCCTGCAAGGCTTTAAGCAAAACGATCTGCTGGTATTTGTACTCATCGTGAATAGCTGGGGCATCATCAGCATAGAAACCATGCGCAACCTGCAACCTAAAACAATAGCAAACAATGGTAGTAGAAACTGAAATAAAGAAGCTGCGGCAGGATATGGCAAAAGAATTTGCCGAAATGCGCATGCTCATCATGGGTAAAGGTACCATCGGTTTTTGGGTAAGCCAGAAAGTAGCCTGTGCACAGCTGGGTATATTACCCCGCAGGTTGAGAGATATAAGAGTGCACTACGATGCAAATGGCAAACAGCATGGCAGCATTCGCTGGCGCAAAGGTGCAGGCAGGCAGGTGCAGTACCATAAGGCAGATATAGAAAAGTACCTGAACCAAATTGTAGTAAAATGATTGTACAGGTACTGGTAATGGATAAAGTATTGTACCAGGATACGGTTGATTACCCCGGTGTACCGCAGGGGCTTATCAGCGAACTGGAACGCACCTGGCGGGTACTGGAATTACAGGAACAGGGTATACAGGCCAATGTAGCTGTAATAGTAGGCAGTAAAATGAACTTAAGCAATTTTCACTTATTCGATACTGAAAACTTTTAAAAAATGCCCATTGATCTTAACACAGCCACCACCATTCTTTTAAGTGCAGTAATCATTGTTTTTGGTGCATTGCTGATACGGGAAATTATTAAGGATTACAAAGCAAACAAGAACGGTAAAATTTAAAAATCACTTGCCATGATGTACATCGTTTGTTTTATTGCAGGTGCCTGTTCAGGCATTATTTACACAGCCATAAAATGTTTAAGCCGTATAAACGATGTAGAGTGTCCGAAACAGAAACGGGGGCTAACCATCATGTTAATGCCGCATAAAAAGGCAGAGCAAAAAGAAATTATTGGTATTGTAAACAACCCGCAGCCTGCAACGGAGGCTGTTGAATTGAATTAAGGTTAGGGTTTTTATAGGGACAATGGCCGGTTGTTTCTACAACTGGCAAATATTAAAACAACAGATCTTTTTCATATGGCAAGCAATCGTTAGAACCCGGCATGTTTCTACATGCGGGGTAAAAGGCAGGGTAGAGCAGCGGCAGCTCGGTGGGCTCATAACTCACAGGTCGGTGGTTCGAATCCACCCCCTGCAACACATTCAAACCAAGGCGGGGTAAAGGCTTAGAATTAAAAGAAGCAGACGTGGTTTATGCACAACAGTTTACACCAGTTACAGATGATAAGTTAAACAAGTGCAGCCTCCCGCCATTAAACATTATTTTTTAACCAGGGGCCGGGTAAAAATTTGATATAAAGTGTGTACCGGTCCCTAAACTTTTTTTATCACTAAAAAACCATCACTATGCCAGCAGAAATTAAAAGCAAAGGCGCAAAAGTAGAAACCATTACATCGCCATCGCTGCGCAAAAGGTACCAGCGCCACTGTAAAAAAGTACACAACCTGAGTGTTGCCCAGCGCCTGCGCGACATGATGCAGCTTGATCTTAAAAATAAGATACATGGCTAACGCAGCTGTAATGATCGCCATAAGGCTTACCGTAAAATATGGTTATTCAAAAAGGCAGATACTCACGTATCTGCGCAAAAAAGGCTTAGCATAATGCAAATGGAAACTTTATATACACCGAACTGCGTGCGCACATTTACGGGCCAGTTTATTAAAATAAACGAACCCGATCCGCTGATGATCTTTCCCGTAGATATTGCTGTAGGGCTAAGCCGTGCCATGCGTTTTGCAGGCCATACCAAAAAGCCTTACAGTGTTGCCGAGCATAGTGTATGGTGCATGCTTAAAGCAGAAGAGCTGTACCCGCAGGATAGTTACCTGCCTTTTAAAATATTGCTGCACGATGCACATGAATACCTTTTGTGCGATGTGCCTACACCTGTAAAAAAACTATTGCCGGAATACGATTTATACACCACCATTCTGCAGGATGCTATACACGATCGGTTTAAGGTTGCAGTAGCAGCACGGGATGCCCAACGCATTGCCGAAATAGATAAGCTGGCCCTGGAATGGGAATGGGGCAACATTGTTTTGAAATGGGCTGCATTGGGGTTAGACGATAAGAGCCGTATCGATTATTTCATTCATCATTTTACAAGGTTATGCAAAACACCGGTAGTACTGCAACCATAGGCTTTCAGCCAAGTTTGTTCAGCGATGTAAACAGCATATACCAGCAGTTTATGCAGTTTCATACACAGAACCCGCGTGTGTACGAATTGTTTAAAGCATTCAGTTTTCAATTGATAAAAAGCGGCAAGAAAAGCCTGGGTGCCAAAATGATTATCGAGCGTATAAGGTGGGAGATGGCCACCGGCCCCAAAGATGCCGCAGGTTTTAAGATCAATAACAATTACACTGCCCATTATGCCCGGCTTTTTATACAGGAACATAAAGAATATGCCAATTATTTTGAAACCCGCGAAATAAGAAAATTATGAAGTTTCCGCAACGTGAATTACAGGCAAAAAAGCGCCTGTTATTTATACAGGCCAACAGCCATTTAAGCAAAGAAGCTATTGCCGAAAAACTGGGTATTACGCCAATAGGTGCCTATGGCATAGCCAGGAAAAATAATATAACGCTGGCACCAACATTACGCCCTACATCTGTTTTAAATCCGGCCAAACAAAAAGCCATTGAACTGATAAAGGAACAGCCTTCAATAAAACTAAGTGTGGTAGCAGGCAGAACAGGCTTAACCAAAGAAAGCCTGCGGTATTTGTTTAGAAAAAAGGGCATTGATTACGGCGTAACAACCAACAGCAATAGCAGCAGGTATAAAAGAAAGCAATCAGCCAGGCCACCGGCAACAATATTTAATGTGCACGAAAAGTGGTGCTGGTTATTGGGTTAGCCCAACAGCAGGAACATGTATTGATCGTTCCTTGCGTCGCACACTTGTACGGTTTATTCTTCGGTCGACAGTTGACCGTCGACAGTCGACCGATGTTCCGAAAGTACAAGAGTGCGACACAAGGATGCCTCATAGTAAATTAATTGATCGGTCCGTAAAATAAAATTGTCAGCATGGCCAGGCACCAAACTAATGCATTAAAATATTATTCACGGGATACTGCCCAGCAGGATAATGAACAGTATATAGAGGCTGAACACGGTCCCATTGGTTGGTACATTGTAGAAAAGCTTCGCATGCACATTTATGGTGGGGAGCATGGCTATTATTGCGAAATGGGCACATTACATAAAAAGCTTTTTTGCAGTAAGAATTGCAAAATTGAAATTGATTTCTTTAATGCAGTATTGGAGAGTTGCTTTTTACCCGAGGTTAGTTTATTCGATAAAGCGATGTATGAGCAATACAAGATACTTACCAGTAAGGGAATTCAAAAACGTTGGAAGAAAATTGTAAATGAGTGCGGTAAAAAGAAAGTTGCCATAAAAAATGATTATCTGCTGATTAACGAGGATGAAATAACACAGCCGCCTGCATTAACTGCCGATAAACTACCAGCTAATAACACCGGCGATGCGATTAAATGGGGGTTAACTGGTGATAAACTGGTGATTAACTCGGCAGAAAGTACACAAATGAAATTAAATGAAACTAAATTAAATGAAATTAAAATAGTAGCGGGTGAGAGACGCGCACCCGCGCCACCATTTTTTTTAAATAATTTTTTTCCTGATCAGGATGATGTTAGGATTGTTTTCATGTCCCGGATGGGTGGAAAGTGGCCCACAGAGAAGATTACAACGGAATCTAATAAATTTTTCAGCCACTACCACGGCCAGGGCTGGAAGAAATCCAGCGGCCTGCCGGTGCTCGATCTTGAGGCCACAGTCACAAG